GGCATATCTGCCTTTGAGTAGTACTATCTATCCAAAAAGGGGTAGAGTGTCTTAAAACGCTTCTAAATGCGTTTTAGAGCTATTGGGTGTTTTTAGCGTTATATTTCTAATTTCTACATATTGCATGAAATCCAATGTAAAATTCATGCAAATTGGAAATATATATCGAAATAGTAATAAAATGGGCAAGTGAAATTTATACAAGCTACAACAATAAAAATATCTGATGAACCAATAACCGATGTACCTGAAGGTTACCATGTTATAAAAATTAAAGGGAAGTATCATCTAATTAAAACAATAGTAATTGAGATGAAATATCCGATTAATGATATGCCAAATTAAGTAGTAAAACTCGGCCAATGTCCGAAATAGTGGGATGATTTTTACAAAATATGTGACATAGTTAGGGGTAATTCGGTTATATCTTGTAACATATAAAGGGCAGATTTGTTACAAAATAGGTGCAAATGAATATAAATGGGTGCAAAGTTATACTCACAGTATAAAAATAGGAGTAATACTACCCTAATAGCAAAAAATGTAAACTCTGCAAGTTTTGATAGTGTTCACTTATTTAAGTTGTTCATGTTCCGTGAACGGAGATAAAAAATGAACTGTTGTATAAAATGCAACAATTACTCAATCGACTGAGTAATTTTACTCAATGAGTTAAGTAAACCTATAAGTTTACTTTATCAATCAAAAAATAAAGCTATAACTTGACAAATGAGCCGTAAATGATTGACAATCGGCTCAAGAATGATTGATAAAGTGCTATATAAAGCACAAAGCATATCAGAATGTGCATTTTATGACGCATTATGCACTCATTAGTGTCAAATAATGCACTTTATGGTGGATATCTCCTACTTTCCTATAAAACCAAAAAGATTAGCTTTGTCTTGAGCAAACCAAAATTTTTAATTTATTTCCATGGAAGTAACCACCAATGTTGTCTTTGAAGTACTAAACAACTCAAAGAAGAGAATCTCTGTTATGCAAGGAGGTACGAGGTCAGGAAAGACTTACAATGTGCTTACCTGGTTTATAGTTAAGCTCTTGCAAGAAAGAGGGAAAACCCTAACAATTTGCCGTTCATCCCTACCAAGTATCAAGGGATCTGTGTTAAGAGATTTTATTGAGATATTATCTAAATATGGATTATACTCTGAGGAGAAGCACAATAAAACAGAGAACCTGTATTTCTTAAATGGGAATACTGTAGAATTTATATCTACAGACCAACCACAGAAGATTAGAGGTCGTAAAAGGCACTATCTGTTTATTAACGAGGCAAATGAGGTTAACTACGAATCTTGGATGCAGTTAGCCCTAAGAACTACGGATAAAATCGTACTTGACTATAATCCTTCCGATTATTACTCTTGGATTTACGATAAGGTTATTCCTAGAGAAGATACCGACTTTACTATCACGACCTATAAGGATAATCCGTTTTTAGATAAAACCATTATTGCCGAGATTGAAAGATTGAAGGATGCTGACCACGAATACTGGAGAGTTTACGGATTAGGCGAAAGAGCAATTAGTGAAGCTACGATTTATAGCCATTGGAGAAGAAGAAGGAACTTTCCAGAGGGTGGAGATGTTTTCTATGGCCTTGACTTTGGTTATAACAACCAGACTGCCCTTGTAAGGTGCAAGAACTTCGATGGTGACATTTATGTCGAGCAACTGATATATGATACTAAGATGTCAACCTCACTCCTAATAGACCGATTAAAGTCTATGGGGCTATCTCGTAGGGATGAGATATTCGCAGATGCTGCTGAACCCAAAACAATAGCTGAGGTAAATAAAGCAGGGTTTAATTTAAAGTCTGCTACTAAAGATGTGTTCGCAGGAATTAATAAGGTGAAATCATTTCCGCTATTTATAAAATCAGAATCCTTAGATTTGTTAGATGAGATTAAAAACTACAAGTGGAAAACGGATCATGATGGTAACACAATGGATGAGCCTGTTAAGTTTCGTGACCACTTGATGGATGCTATGCGTTATGCCATATACTCAAAATATGCGAAAGCAAAAAGAGGATGGGTGGTTTAGGTTAAAAATTTGTTACTTTTGTAAAAATATCATATAGTGAAGTTAACGGACATACTAAGTGCGGTTAATCCTTTTAAACAAAAGGCAGCCCCTAGAAAAAATACGAACCTTAATAATCCATTCGCTGATTTTGGTGGGTTAATAGGCGGTAGAACACTTTACCCAAATTTAAACTACGAAAAGTTCGTACAGGATTATGATAACAATAGCGAGGTCTATTCTATTATCAAGCGTATCTCAAAAACAATCTCTACAGTTCCATTCTATGTTTATAAGGTTAAGAGCAAGAAAGACTTAACCACCTATAAGGCAATGATGGCTAACGCATCAAGTGGAGCAGATATTGCTCGTGCTGAGTTAGTAAGGATTAAAGCAGTTGATGAGATTGCCGATAGTCCGCTAAATAAATTATTAGAAAGACCGAATCCCTATCAATCATTCTCTGAGTTCATCGAGAATATCATTGGTTATAAACTTATTACAGGCAACTCGTACATATGGGCTAATAGACTAGCTAATGGTAAAGTTGCCGAACTTGTTACTCTCCCATCCCAATATGTCGCTATCATTAGCGATGGTACTATCAATGGGGTTGAAGGTTATACTTTTACATTAGTTGGGTGGGATCAGTTGAATGCTAAAGATGTAATCCACTTAAAATACTTCAACCCCTACTTTAACACTAATGGACAACAATTATATGGATTATCGCCTTTACAAGCTGCTTATAGGACTGTTCAACGCAGTAACGATGCTAAGGATACCTCTGTAGGTATGTTGCAGAATCAAGGGCCTAAGGGTATCTTGTATGCAGATGAGTCAAATGATTTCGGCCCTGAACAAGCTGGTAAGTTAAAAGAAGATTTCTACAATCAGTACGGAACCAAAACGCAAGGAGGCATTATTCAAAATGCTGGTAAGATTTTAATTGCAGGTGCTAAATTGGGTTGGGTTAATATGGGATTATCTCCTGTTGACCTTCAGTTGTTAGAATCAGAGAAGATTACACTTCGTGAGTTGTGTAATGTGTACGGAGTCAACTCTGCATTATTTAATGATCCTGATAACAAGACTTACAATAACATGAAAGAGGCTAAAAAGGAAATGCTTACTCAAGTAGTACTTCCTGAATTAGTTTTGATTCGTGATGCGTTCAATAGATTCTTTGAAAATGAAATTGGACAAGGTTACTATATCGATTTTGATATTACTGTGTTCCCAGAGTTGCAAGAGGATATGAAAGAGTTATCTGCTATCCTTTCTCAATCATGGTGGATTACACCTAACGAAAAAAGACAAGCAATGAGATACGATACTGTTCAAGATGATGTCATGAACTCTATCTTTATCCCTGCTGGTTACTTACCTATCGATGAGTTAACAATGTTGCAGAATCCAAGAGATGCACAACAACAAGGAGATTATAATTTGCCTCCTGTAAAATAATATGGATGTCCAAGATATTACAACCATCTCAGCAGTTTAATCTGCAACAGACAATAGCTAGAAAATCTATCACAGAGTTTAGGCCACAAATACAAAAGGCTCTGCAATATGATTTCGATAAAGCCGCATTGCTTGTAAAAGAGATAGGAGTGTTCCAACTAGCCAACTATAACAAGACATTTTTCAACCAAGATAAGATTAGCAATATTTTACGAACTTTGTACGAAGGTACTGGTGGTTATACTGCTATGAGGTATCAGAAGATATTTGACAAGTATAAGAAAGCGGAAGATTTCGACCTTGATCCGTTAAACATAATGGATGAGTGGTTAGCGTTTATGTTGTCGTACTGGGTTTCAATTAGTGGCCCAAAAATGTACGGAATACAAAACACAACCGATAACGAGATAGCCAAGATACTGAATAATGTTATTGCTTATGGAAGGGCTAATAACCTTTCTACAAACGAAACAAACGCAATGGCTATTCAGCTTCTTAGAGAAGGGAAGATAAATGTTTCAAGGAGTTTATTAATAGCAAGAACAGAATCTCATCAAGCTTTAAGCACAGGTGCGATTGGGGCAACACAAGGAATTAATATACCTTTGCTAAAACAATGGGTTCACGCTGAATATGTTGGTAGTCCAAGAACTTGGCATCTAGCATTAGACAGACAAACGAACCCTGATGATGGTGGAGTAAGAATACCTGTGAATCAACCATTCATGGTAAACACTCCTAACTACGGTGTAATTGAAATGCAATATGCACATGATGCAAGTGGTGGAGCAGCGAATAACTGCAACTGCCGATGCTGCACGGTGTATGTCGCTTAAACAAATAAATATGAGTAATTTTTATAACAAGAAGTCGATTGAAGGTTCTCCAATAGATATGGAGGATGGAAGTAGAGTTATTACTATGTACTACTCTGCTTTTGGTAATGTAGATTCCGATGGTGATATAATCACACCAGGAGCATTTACTAAAACACTAAAAGAAAATGGCCCACAAGCCAAAAATAGAATTTGGCATCTAATGAACCACTCTACAGACAAGCCTATTGCTAAGCCATATGAGATGATGGAAGATGCTTATGGTTTAAAGGCAAGTGTTAAGATACCTAATACGACTTTAGGTAATGACTTGTATGAGTTATATAAAGATGGTCATATCACAGAACATAGTATCGGATTTCAGACTATTAAGTCACAACAGAAATCAGGGTACAATGAAATCAATGAAATAAAATTGTTTGAGGGAAGTTCAGTATTGTGGGGTGCAAACGCAAATACACCAACAGTAGGAGTTAAAAGTCAGATTAAGTCAACTCTAGTTGATGAGATGGGTAAAACCATTAAGTCATTGAGAAATGGACACTTTACTGATGAAACTTTTGAGTTGTTAGAACTTAAACTCAAGCAATTACAACAATATCTATCTGAGATGGAAGATGAACCTTCAATCACTCCTGAGCCAACCGCTGAAGAAGCATTGCCAACTGAGGAAGCTGATCCGATGATTTCCGTTGAACTAGAGGTAAACAAATATTTACAATCATTTAAAATTTTCAACTAATGGTAGAAGAAATTAAAAGTGCGTTCGAAGGCATCAAATCCGAAGTAAACGGAGCAATCGAAAGTGCGAAGGCTGATAATGCTAGTGCATTAGAAAGCGTAAAGGCTGAATTAGAAGCTACTAAAGCTTCAATTACAGTTGTTAAGGATGAAATCGAAAAATTGGAAGCAAAACAAAATCGTGTTAAAATGAATCAAACAGAAGTAAAAGGGTTTAATGCTACCCTTGCTGATGCTATCGAACAAAATGGTGATGGCTTAGCGAAATTAGCTCGTGGTGAACAAAAGCGTACAAGCTTTATCTTGGACACAAAAGCAGTTGGTAATATGACAGAAGCGGTTAACCTTACAGGTGACATCACTCGTCAATATGCTAATCAAGTATATGCTTTACCTAGTCGTAAAGTGCATATGAGAAGCTTATTACCAATCGGTAGTTTATCTCAAGGTTTATTTACTTTCCCTTACGAAAGTGGTGGAGAAGGTGATCCAGCAACTCAAACTCAAGGTTCTGCTAAAGCTCAAGTTGATTTTGATATTACAATGAAAGATGCAGCAGCTCAGTACATTGCTGGTTTTGTTCGTATCTCTCGCCAAATGTTAGATGATATACCTGCTATGACTTCTTTCTTACAATCTCGTTTGTTAGAGAAGTATTTAGTTGCTGAAGATGCTCAAATCTTAAGTGGTAATGGTACTGCTCCTAACTTACAAGGTATCCTTCCTGTAGCTACTGCTGCAACTGGTGCTGCTACTGTAGATGTTGAGCAATTAGTTCAAGCTATTGCTCAGTTAGAAACTTCTAACTATTCTGCAACAGGTATTTTAGTTAACCCAACTGATTGGGCTGCTATCATGAATACTAAGAATACTAACTCTGCTTACACTTTACCTGCTTCTACAGTTGTTACAACTGATGGTAGTGTATCTATCGCTGGTATCCCTCTTTACAAATCAACTGCAATCGCAGTAGATAAGTTTGTAGTAGGTGACTGGTCTATGGGTGCTCAAATCATGCAAAATCAAGGTATCTCAGTTCAATTCTCTGAATTTGATGCTGATAACTTTACAAAGAACATGATTACTGTAAGGGTTGAAGCTCGTATCGCTTTACCTATCTATTACGCAGGTGCGTTTATTTATGGTGATTTTGGTAATGTTGCTTAATCTTTAATTAGATTTACAATACAAGGGATAGCCTAGAAAGCTATCCCTTTTTGTTTACACTAAATTTTAGTTATTTTTGTAAAAATTAGCATAATGCAGATACTAAGAGATGTAACGACTACAGTAGCCCCTTCGGCAACAATCGTTACCTTACAGACCGCAAAGGATTATTTAAGAGTAGATTATAGCGAAGATGATACTTTGATTACTAACCTTATAGAAACCGCTAGGATCAGATTAGAGCAGTACGCTTCAGTTGCTATGACTGCTAGAACCCTAAAGGTGGTAGCTTATGTAGATGAGTTTATTGAGCTTCCTTATGCTCCTATAAACAGTATTACATTGGTAGAATATTGGGATGGTGCAGCTTGGGTAGCAATGGTACTTGGAGATTATAGAGTTATAGGCGATACCTACAAAAAGGTTTATTTTAATTCACCTCTTATGAGTGACTTTAGATTTACTTATACTTGTGGATATGCCACTACTCCAGAGTCTATGAAAACGGCTTTATTGAAGATGGTAGGTGATTTATATGAGTACAGAGAATCAAGTGTTGAAAGCACTAAGCCTTCAGCTAACTTAACAACGGCTTACGAACTAATGAAACCTTACAAAAGGGTAAGTATTATCTTCTAATGATAGGAAAATTAAAAAATAGGATTACATTTAATAGCAAAACAAGCGTTTCTGATAGTGCAGGAGGCTTTGTGAATACTTTGGTATCATACTATGTTTGTTGGGCTGAATTGGTCAATAACACCAATAGTAGGACTAATATAACAAGTAGGGATAGTCTTAATGATGGAGTTACATTTAGGATTAGATATACAACAGGCAAGACATTTACTAATGCTCTTGTAATAACTTGGAAGTCAAGGACTTATATGATTAACTCTATTATCAACGAAGCTGACTTGAATCAATATTATTTAATAGGTTGTGCAACACTTAAGTAATGGCAAAGTTTAAAGTAAGCATTTATGGAGTAGATCAAATTATTAAAAGATTTGAGGCAGCTCCTCAAACTATGTATAATCAATCTAAGGCAATTATAGATGAAACTGTCAATGAAATGGCTACTAAGGCATATCAAAAGGCATCTAACCTACCAATTATTAATCCTAATTCAAAGTATAAAAGAACTAATAAGTTAGCTAATTCAATTAGGCAAACTAAGTATAGCCCAGGGAAAGGGGCAAGTGTAAGTGCAGGAAACGCTAGTGTTAAATATGCTGCTTATGTAGAATTTGGAACAGGACAAGGATATGGGATACCTGTTTATCCAAATATAAATATGAATGGGTTAGAAGCTTATGCTGCTAAATTTAAACGAGGCAAAAGACTAATCGGTATGCCATATAGACCTTATATGTTTGATTCTTATAGTGAAGTGTTTACAGGCATGATTAAAAAAATGAAGTCAATTAAGATATAAATATATTTCATTAAATTTGTACCAAAATGAAGGACTGCGGATATACACTAAGGAAAGCTTATTACGATAAGTTTATCTCGGCCTCCTACTCATTAGCTGCCTATGATACCATAGCACCTGACACAGTAGAACCGCCTTATTTGATTATCAGTAGTCAGACACAAGTGGACAATAGTAATAAACAAAGCTATGGTTTTGATGTTACTATCCAATTTGACATAGTTTATAGGACTTTTAAAGCAGGGGAAGTAGGGCAGAAAACTGTTGATACTTATGCAAATGAGTTATTAGGAATAGTAGGTGTTAGACCGCCAAGTTATCCTAGTACTGCACCTGACTTTAAAATAGTCACTTGTAAGGTTGCTAGTAATATTGCTACCTTTGACTATGTGGATGAGGCATATGTGTTTAGAAGGGTAATAACAATGGATCATTTCGTGAATCAATTAACATAAAAGAAAAATAAAATAAAATGGCAACAACAAGCGTATTTAACGGAACTTCATTAGTAGTTCTAATTGGAACTGAAGTAATAGCATTTGCGACTTCATGTTCTTTAAGCATTGCTATCGATACTCCTGATGCTTCTACTAAACAAAGTTTAGGATGGGCTGATGAGATTGGTGGACAAAAGTCTTGGTCTTTAACAACTGATGGATTGGCTACAGTAGTACCTGGTGCAGTTGCTACTTACATAAGCACAACTGAATTATCTAATTTAGCAATCGCTAGAACTGCGGTTACTGTTAAATTTACTACAGTAAATAATGATACAGCAGGTGGTGTAACTCCAGTAACAGGTGATACTATTTATTCAGGTTCAGCATTTATTGAAAGTGTAGATATGACCGCTGATATGGAGAACCCAGTTACTTACTCAGTTTCTTTCAAAGGAACAGGAGTATTAACTATCGCTACCAACGCATAGTAAAAACAAACCAAACAAACCAAACATATGAGAGGACAATTTGAACTAACTCTTTCCGATGGAAAGAAGATACCGATGCGTTTTTGTACTTGGAGTCTTAAAAGATTCTGTCAATTACAAAAGATAGGGCCTTCTGACATAGGAGAAGCTTTAAGTGGCAAAGATTCACTTGATGCTATTGTTAACTTACTGAAATCGGGTGCAGAATATCCATTATATTCTCAAGGAATCACTCCAAGCTTTACAGAGATGGAAGTGTGTGATTGGATAGATGATATTGGAGGAATGGGTGGACAAAAGTTCCAAGATGTGATGTCAGCACTTTCAGAAAGCATGAATAGCGGTATAGAAGATAAGCCAACAAAGTCAAGTAAAAAAGATGGAGTAAAAAAAAATTAGAGTGGATTGACATAGAAAGATATACAATGGGGGAGTGCAAAGTGCTTCCCCATTTGTTTTGGGAGATGACCATGGC